TGTCAAGTTGACATCACGGCGAACTGCACTGCGCATGAAGATTGTCTGGAACTCGACCGGCATGCGTGTCATGTACTTCATGACCGTCCCGAAGTTTGCTTTGGTGACTTTGACATCCAGAGCCGTGCACATGGCGTACTGAGCTGATGGGTTCGTTGGCAACTTTGCGTTCTCCGGGTCCGACATCACCTGGTCAACCGTCGGCAAGCCCTTGATCTGGCGCACGAAGCCCGAGAACTCGGCGGCTGCGCCTTCGCCCACAGTGCCCTTGACCATCTCGAACTCATCATCTGGGCTCAGATTGTTCTTGTAGATGTCGTTCACGAACGCCCAGCTGCGCGGCGTGGGAAACGCACGCGGGTTGGTGTTTGCGTCGAACGAGTGCAGAAGGGCAGGGCGAAAACGGATGAATGCTCGCACGTCAGTGTGAATGTTGTTGGCCATGGCCCATTGATTCCAGTCGTCGCAGTGGACGTCAAAGTCCACGTGAACGAACCGGTTGGCCAGAGCAGCAGGCATGGCGTGAACCACAGAGCGATCACCAGCACGATTGCCAGCGGCGAGGACAGACCAGCCATCAGGGAGTTCATAGTCACCAATCTTGCGGTTAAGGACCAGCTGGTAGGCTGCAGCCTGGACGCTTTGAGGAGCTGAGTTCATCTCGTCCAGGAACAAGATGCCCTTGCCCTTGGTGGGCAGGAAGTTGGCCGGGAGCCACTTCATCTGCTTCTTGGCCGCATCGACGATGGGGAAGCCCTTGAGGTCGATGGGGTCCAGCAGGGACAGGCGCACGTCGCGCAGTTCAATATCGAGGTCTACGGAAATCTGGTGAACGACATCAGACTTGCCGCAGCCAGGAGGACCCCAGAGGAACACGGGCCGGTGTTTGGCCATGAGCTTGGGGAGTACGCTACGGATGGCAGAAGGTTTCATTTTGTTAACCTATGAGTTAAGTAGTTGAGTTCTTTGAGCAGGATGAAGTTGTCTTTGGAACGACAGCATTTGATTCCGGCGCAGTCGAAATGAAAGTGGTCACATTGCCCACAGCTTTTGTCAGTGCTGATAGCGATACGGAAGGTGCCGTTTTCATTAACGATCAGCTGGCCTTCTTTAGGCTCCGAGGACTGATCGAAGGGCGACAAGCTCCTGCTCCTTACGTGCCAAGTAATCGAGGTCGTGCAGCCGCTCGGGGTTGATGGCAAATCGCGCCAATGCACGGGTGCGGCGTGTTTGTTGTTTACGAGTGTGGGTGATCTTCTTCATGGCTTCTAAGCTCCAAAGATATGTCTAACAAAGAGGTTAGACGCTCATTTCAAATGTTCAGCCTCCATAGGGCATTCATCCCTACCGTCATAAGAGGCGGCGGTGTAAAGCGTGATGCCTGGGGCATTCGCAGGCGATACCACTTAATCTCAATAGCCTTCGATGTTCGTTGGCATCCTGCGCGGTGTAGCTCCGTTGTGGCCTCTTGCAGCGTGGAGCACCTGCCCAGGATGTCGAGCTCGGCTTCTGAGTAGGTCATATGTACTCAATGTCCCAGGTGAAGAATATCTTCGCCGGGCGGCCGCTGTTTGCGGTGACCCACTCGTAGCGCAGCTTTTCTCCCTCTGCTGCGTAGCCAAGGGCTTTGTTGACATGGTTGCAGGGAATCCCCATGCCCTCAGCTATCTCGCTGCCTGTGTGCCCTGGGTGAGCAGCTACCCAGCCAAGAATCTTTGCAGTCTGGCTGCACACAGCGGCGGTTGCTCTCGGCTTACCGGCACGCGCTGCGCGGTAGGCCTTGGCCAGCTCTTTCTTTTCTTCGCAGCTTTGAGCCTGCGAGACAGCCTGGTAGCGCGGCCATGCCACACCTGGCACTAATACCGAGGTTATCATGCGAAGTAGCTCCAGCATGCCATGCCCATGAATGTGATCGTGGCTACTGCGAGCATGCGCCCGAACCAGAGAGCCCAGCGGTCCCAGGGGTCTGTGTTAATTTTTTCCCAATGCCCCCAGGGGTGGGGATAGAGCGGGTCCAGGTTGGTTGGTTTGATGAGGGGTGTTCGTTTCATGTAATGTTCGTCCCAGTCTGTCATGTCAGCTCCTCGTGGCAATCGCTGCAGTGAGTAAAAACCCCGTCGATGTCTTCGTCAATGTCAAAGACGGGGTGGCCCTCATTACCCTCGCTATCAGAAAAATACTCTGGCACACCGTTGGTGTCGCGGGCTGTCATCTCGCTCAGGCTACTAACGCCCGGCGCTGGGTGCGCAGGGAGGGTGTAAGCGGGCAGCTTGATACCAGCCAGCTGCTTTTCAGCAAACACCTTTGCGCAGTGCGGGCAGTGCACGTCCGCGTCGTAGGTGTAGGCGATGATTCTCATGTTAGATTCCCATAAGATTTAAGGTGACTGTGATCAGACCCCACGCGCTTGACTGTGATGACATCGCCATCACCAGTTTTGTAATAAGCCCTCTGCCAGCTAGGGGCCCAGGGTGGTGATGTTTTTTTAAGAGGCTTCTGTTTGTGGTAAGTCCCTTCGGTGGATAGTTTTGACATGGCATGAATCTTACTTAGGTATTCGATTGGCGGTGATTGAAAATTTTGATCAGAGATGGCTAGTCTATAGTTTGTTTCCCAGGTAGGTAGACAGCATTGACCACTTCGTAGAGGGTGATGGTTTTGAGAGCCATGTACTTGATCTGGCTATGGGCACCATAAATGTCGCTCCCGGTGTAAACGTCCAGGGCGATCATTGTGTTCCTGGGTAGGTCCACATCATCGACGCCGCCTTCGTAGCCGTCAACGACGACCCTTGCTTCGGGGTCGCAATGTCGAAGCTGTTGGATCAGGTCTTTTACTTTCATGGTGTCTTTCTTTTCTTGATGGCCTCACGTACCTTCTTGACCTGAGCCTGCAGTCGGTCGTGAATGAACTTCAGCTGTTCGTCCTCTTCGAAGTCAGTGATGCTTTCATTAATGAGTTGCTCAAAGTCAATGTCCTTTGAGGCGTCGCTTTCTGGTGGGGATAGCCAGATAACGAGTTTTTTGGTTTCTTCCTCTAGGCGGATCAGCGGAGTAACTTTGTCAAGCTCAACTTGTACGGACTTGTCGATTACCTCGATGCCTTCTGCTGACTCGGCCCAAACTTCATAGCGCTCTTTCAGGAGGCGTCTGAGTTCAGTTTCGAGTGCATCATCGAATACTTGGGAGGTGTAAATTTTCATGGTGTCTTCGCTTTCGTCATGTCGTTGAAGTGGCTCTTGACCATGGCCGGGAAGTTGGCGATGTCTGTCCAGTTTGTGGACAGCCCCCGCTCAGTCTTGCAGCCTGGGATGTTGATCGGCTTGATGGGCAGCTGTCTGTGGCCCAGGAACCGGGTGAAGGTCGCTGGGCTTGGGGACATGCCGCCCACAGTGTAGTCAAACAGAGCGAACACTTCGTCCCTACGGATGTGGTGGGCAGCGCCTGGCTTGGCACGGTTCATGATGTCCAGCAGCGCACGCTTGTAGGCTTCAACCTTGGTCAGCAGCTTGCTGTCTGACTTGTAGGCATCGCTCGTAGGCAGGTGGTCAATGAAGAACTGGATGTTGCCGTCCTTGATTGCTTCAGCTGTGGACTCGGAGGTCGTTTGGCTGAGTTCGATCAGGGTTGCACGCGCCTGGTTATCCAGTGGTGTCGCAGCCTGCTCCTTGTCTGCGATGTAGCTCATCAGGTACCACCAGAACTGCTGGAGTTCGTCGGTGGCTATGCCGTCGAGCCACTCGTCTGTTGGTTTGGGGAACGGAGTGTTCTGGTATGGGCCGACATTAAATCTCCGATCATTTTTGGGGATGCTGACTGGGTCAGCTTTGTTGCTTGCAAATAGCCAGCAGGTGAAGTTGCTCACCGGGTAGGCATTGCGGTTCATTGCTCTAATCATGGCCGTTGGGTTTGTGATCAGTGACTTCAGGTTGGCAATGGCACCAGCTTCATCGTGCAGAGCACTCGTCTGAATTTCGTCAATGAAGACGATGAACTTGCCTTCTACGAAGTCTGTCCATTTCTCATTGAGCTCAGCTGAGCGTTTGATCACTGTCTGTGTCTGCCCGAACAGGGGAGCCAGGATGCGTTCGAACAAGATGCCCTTGCCTGTGTTATGAACAGCAACGCCGTTGGCGATGTAGTTGTGATAGGGGGCTTTCATGATGATGTCGTAAGTCATTTCTTCAGGACCAGCCTCTATGTATCTGATTTTGGTAGTTCTCGTACTGATTGTTCCGAGGCCTACTTCTTTGGCGTGGTGCTCATCGTGGTTGGCCTTGTCAATGACAACCAAATTGGACAGCTCATCGTTTTCAGGGTTGCCATCTACATGGTGCACGATTCGATCAAATCCAAGGTATTTGAGTTGTACAGCCTTTAGGGCGTCGTATCGCAGCACGTTGATGAATTCTTCCAGACCCATGTTGTTCATGTCAGCTTCGACCACTAGACGAGCTGTGTGGCTGCGCTGATAGTTCTTGCCAGCAATCATGTGCTTCCATGCGTACATGTGATATGGAATTGAATATGTTGTGTCTCGATGCTGTCGTCCTTGGGGTTTGGCGATGTGTTCGAGGGGCTCACCTTCAACAACAATTTCATCGCCTACCTTCAGCTCGTTGAGTGGGGTGAATGAGCCATCAGGGCGCATGAATGGGTGCAGTGCGGTAATTCGGATTCGGTGCCCATCGTCAGTCGATACTTCAAATAGCTGTTTTATTCCGGACTCAACGATTTTGTACACCTCGTGGTATCCGATGGTCATGCCGTCGCGTACTGATTTGGTATAAGTAGGCATTGACAGGTCCCATCCTTTACCGTTGTGGCCTTTGTTCTGGCCTGCCCAGAACTCGTAGGCTTGCTTGACAGTGACCTCACGGCCGCTGTTGCGTTTGCCTCGTTTGAATTGGAGTGTTGTTTCAGCTGCCAGGCATCCCTGCGTACCCTGGAACACCCACGCTGTGCGTGTCCGGTCGAGGTTTTGAGCCAGGCATGCCAGCCAGTTCATGAAGTGCTCGATGGCTTCCAGGTCATTGCACAGGATGTGGCTGATGATGCTGAATATCTTGGGTGGGCACTTGGTGACTTTCCTGGCAGGCATTGCTGCCTTCATGTAGGCAGTGCGCTCAAAGGTGTTGACAACACGGTTATCAAAGTCCACGCGGACACCGTTTGTCGGGTCGAACTGCATGTGCCACTCTGGGATATTTGGTCCCAGACGAAGTCCGTTGGCATCGGCAAATTGCCTGACCATTGATTCGTTCTTGGCTGGGTAGATATCAAGGATGTCATCTATTGGTTCATATGTCCCCCTGTAGTAAGTTGATGTGGCTTTGTCCAGAAAGGCCAGATAGGTCAGACCATTCGAGGCCACGCGGTACGCCTGATGGGATAGGGTCTCCCAATAGGCCGGTAAGAGTTCCTTCGTGAGGTAGACCGGCTCCCCTTTGAAGTTGAAAATATAGTCCGGATTGTTTTCCGGGTGGAAATATGCCCAGCTGTCCCCACCGTTGAGGTTGAAGTAGACAAATCCACGATCCGTTTTTGTTTCTGTCGCAATACATTCGCCCGGTTTCGCCAGTATCTCGTGCCCTCCAACGTGTCTGTATGTGAGCTTGCGTTTAGGCAGCCCATCACGATCTCTAAGCTCAAGAACGCGAGTATCCGTGAGCGCCCGGTTTTGATCTGTGCTATTGATCTTGCCCGTAATGTCATAGGTTGCGTCTTTCTTCGATATTAGAGATATGCGTGGGGTTCTGCCGAGTGGATTCTTGATGCCTTTCAGTGTCGGGGGAGCGATGTAGATCAGCTTGTCGCTTTGGCATGCTGTGATGTCCAGTCCCCAGGTGAGTGAGTTGCCGGTCTTCGTGAGAGCCTGATGCTCACGCAGTATGGCTACCTCATGGTTCTTCTGGATCAGCCACTGCTTGATGAGTGGTGCACTCATCGGTTTGGTCAGCATGATGAAGATGTGGCAGCGCAGTGTGTTGCTTCCGATGCCCATGCTGCCGGACCACTGCACTATATAAGAGACATCTTTGAGTCCCAAGGACTCCATGATGATGTCGATAGTGACGTTGATGGTGGTAGCGACATCTTCGAGTTGCCCTGTGACTGGGTTGGGACGATTCACAGTGGATGTGAACGTGGGTTCAATCCCGTCGATGTCGAGGCACAGGAACTCTGTGGTGGCAGTGCTGTCAGTTGAGCCCTTGCGTGACTCGTGGATCAATGGTCGCATGACATTGCCCTTCAACAGGCAGTTGCCGAGGGCCGCATGTTTTGTGATCGCAGCTTCAAGTGCTTTCAGGTCGCTCACATCCTCTGCGTGAGAGCTGACTTCCCAAACATTGGGGTAGCTGTTCTTCTCGATGGTGCCATCAGCGAGCTTGGTGTAGCTCTTGGTCAGTGGCACACTGGCTTCGAGGAATGTTATTTTCATGGTGTTTACCTGTTTAATGAGGGTCAATTCTAAGTGTGTTTTTCACTGTATATCTATCCAGTAGTAGGGTAAAACACTGTTTTCAGATCGTACACAGCGCCTTTTGGGCGTTTGCTTAAAAAAGAGGCAATCGCAGGTGTAATAGTGTGGGTCAAAAGTCGTCGCTGAAGCCTTCTATCCCTACTTATTACACTTATTACACTTTACACTTCTAAAACTATAGTAGGAAAAAGTATATAGTGTAATAAGGATAGTAGTTACTCTATATAGGGAGTTTGAAACCAAATCGTTGCCCATAAAAAATGATAGCATTTAGTGAACAGGGACAGCCAGTTGCCTGACTGTCCCTTGTCTTTAGAGCGTGTCGCTCACGATGTCGAACACATCACCTTCAGCGACGTGTTCGGTCTTGCGCGTTGCCTTGATCTTCACTGCGAGCTTCTCGTTGCGCGCAGTCATTTGACGACTGACTGGCTTGTTGTCGGGTGAGTGCTTCACTGGCGCGAAGTTGTACATGAACTCCGTGTGATTCGCGTACCGGCTGCTGCTCAACATTGCGCAGAACGCTTTGTTGAATCCGCCGACAAGGCCTTTCACCGTAGTGGCCTCTTTATTGCGGTCAGTGATGCCGCGTGTGAACTTGACGCTCTTGAGTGCGGCAACCAAGATTTCTGGAATCTTGCCACGCATATTCTCTATTGCGCTGATTTGTACGCGGATTGGCAGTTCATCGAAGTAGCATGTGCCACTGCCTATTGTCAACAGAAGCTCGACGATGTCAGGTGCAAACTTGGTGAACAAGTCTGAATCATCCCCTTGCTGTTCATCCCACTCTTCCCGTGTCATTGCCCAATCCTTGTTATCGGTTGATTCAAAGTATTGCTTGTAGTCCCAGCTCGGGCGGTCAAGCATTGCTGCTTTGCGCTCGTTGAACAGTTTGTTGCGTGCGTCTTTGTCCTCAACCTTTTCGGCCAACGCTTTTGTCTCTGCGGGGTATGCCTTACTATAGGCACTGTACTTTTCGTCAGCGGCTTCGTCTGTGTCCTTGCTTGCAACCAGCTTCACGGACGATGTCCACGAAGCCTTACGCCCGTCTTCGTCGAAGAACACCCCATTCTTCTTGAATGTCGGATCAGACCGCAGTTTGCCGGTCGGATCGTAGAGGTCTTGAATATCGAAATTCAGCTCGTTTGAATACAGCACCAGTGCGCGGACGCTTGCGTACATGTCTTCGTCAGTGTGTGCGTCGAGTCCCATTTCGTTTTTGAGCAAATTGTCTGTTTTCTCACCACGCACCTGCCCCATGGCGTAGTTGAACGCGTCTATGCCAGACTCACCTTCGATGTCCATGGACTCTTTGGCCTTCTTGGCCATGTACATTCCGGCGAGGCGCGCAGCCTTGTAGCTGACGTGTCCGCGCAACTTCAGGTATGAGCTGAGACGGTAGTTTGCGTCGAGCGTGTTGATGACGTCTTCAATATCCATGCAGTTGGCTGCTGAGTCCAATGTCGATTCGCCCGGTGCCACTGGTGCTTGCACGCCGAGATTGAATCGGCTGATAGCCTCCTCAACTTCACGACGCGTGGACGTGGTGAGTGGTTTCCGATCCTTCTTTGCAACCTGTTCAGGGCTGATCGTCACTGAGCCGTTGTGACCTCTGATGAGGAATAACGCGTAGGCGTGCGGGAACTGTGTTGTGACCACGAGGCCCTTGTGAATCTCGCCACCTTTGTGGAGGATGATGTGGCTCTCGCCTTTGTTGCCGTAGGGCTCAGCGAATACGTCGTTGCCATCGACGTTGCCCAAGAACCCAGGCTGTTCGATGGTGGACAGCTGTGTATTTGTGAATGTAGTCATAAAGTCTTTCAAAGTTTTTGTTTAAGGGATGATCCGTTTCGTGGATCAGACGGCCGGTTGGCACCTCTGGGTGAATGTCCGTTTCGTGGATCGAACGACGTCGTCTCTGATCTTCCGGTGGAGACTTCAGTACCAACTACTAAGCATCCCTACTACCCCGCACGCGAGGTAGTCAGGATGGGTCTAACTTAGACCTTCGAACGACGGAGCTTGCCAAGGCTCTTCGGTTCGTTGCGCAGCGTCATCGCGTCTGCTCTCGCGTCTGCTTCTTCGCGCGCAATCAGATACACGAGCGGGTTCGCATACTCGTTGATTTCTTCGTCGGCGATGAGTTCGGCGGGGTGTTCTGACGTTGCCGTCATTTCGAGGAAGTCTGTATCTTCCTCAGCGAGGTGGTGTTGGGTCATGGTTTCTCCTAGAGTGATGTGAGGTTCAAGTCTTGTTCAACCGTGTAGTTCACGGTGACACCCTTGATTTGGTCCTGGATAGCGTCGGCCAGGTCTTTGGCTTCACGGAGTCCGAGACGAGGTGCATTGCCCCGTGCCAACCTGACGGCAGCCACGAAGCAGTCTGCGTTGATGAGCGTGTTCATCGCGTTGACGATGTACGCGTCAACACCTTCGGCGTTTACCATGATGAATGTGTGATTCGAGCTTTTGCGAATTCGAGTTTGGGCCATTTGATTTCTTTCAAAGTTAAATAAAAAGAGGAGACCGAAGCCTCCTCAAATAAACAGACAAAGAGGGCGAGCTTGCTCGCACTAATTGAGCGCGGTCCACATGCGCTCGCTAATAGATTCGCAAAGGCGCTCATAGTCTGGTGAGTTGGGTGAATCGCTCTCTGCTGCTTCGATGTTTGCAGCTTCGTAGATTTCATCTTCCATCAAGCACTCGGGCTCGTAACAGAACGGCCCTTCATCACGCGGGTCGCCACTGTTGCATGAGTGGTATTTGCATTTGCTGTAGTGGCATTCGATAGTCATATCAACTCCTCTTTCTTGTAGCCGAGTAGACGGCGGTGGTATTCGCCATCCCGTACATACCCAAAGAATACTTGCTTTGCTATCGCCGTAAACGCGCCCAAAAAACAATGGACCATGACCATTTGTTTGTCGTTGCCCAGCACTCTGAGCTTAGTGCGCGGTGGCACTAACGCAATGATGATCAACTCGCAAATCATATTCAAAGCCGCAAAGATCGCAGCTGCATTGATGACTTCCATTTCATACTCCTAAATGTTTAGCACAGCCGGTAGGTCGGGGCCATACCACTGCCCATAAAACTCCCACGGCTGTTCGCCGCAGGCGCTCGTGGCTGTCCTGACTTACGTCTTGGCGAAGCCACACTCGAACCTGTTCGAAGACCACAAGGTGCTTGCGCACCTGTGGCCTACGTGTCTTCACAACGACACTTCTTCGTCCTCATTCGCTGGAGCTGCCAGAGTCGCTGCCACACCACGCACTTCGCTTGGCGCAAAGAACGTCTTGCCGGGATGTTGCAGCTTCAGTGCTGCCATGGCTGCATCCCAAGCCTGTGGGCTTATCCTTGCCACTGTCGTTGCCTTGGCCTTGGGCGTCAGAGCCTCAACCTGTGCACGCAAAGCCGTGATCTCGGCCCGGTACATCTTGTTGTGCTCATTCACGCGGGTAACAAACGCGGCAGTCCGCGTCTTCAGGTTGTGCAGGTCTTGCTGCAACGTGGTGATCACACCAACGTGCGGGTCGAGTGCTGCTTTCAACTCGATCGCCAGCGCCAGCTTCAACTCGGCAGTGAACTTGTCCATTGCCGCTTGGTCTTTTGCATTCATGATATTTCCTTTTGTGTTTAAGTTTGTTTAAACCCAAGGCTTGCGCCCCGGGTGTTTGGCCTTTTCAGGCCACAGCCTTCTGCTTACCAGAAGGTGCTGGCACCAGCACTGGAGCAGCCACGGCCAACGCCGCTTGTGCTTCCAGGTACGCTGCCTTCCTTGCAGCCTTCGATGCTGCGAGCATCTCCGCTCCCTTTTGCTCCCGCAGAGCCTGACGAGTCTCAACGAGCTTCCAGTCCTGCTCGATCGTGTCCGAAGCTGCTTCGTACACTTCACCCAACGCGCCTCCAGTCGCCACTGACACACGCCAGGCTGATTCGCCTGCGAACACAATGGTCTTACCGAGAGCGACACCGATCTTTGAAGAGATAGCCATGATGGCCTCCTAATACAGATGAGAGACAGGACAACACGCCTATCTACCTCACACAACCAGCCAATGAGGGCAGGCTTGCCTGCACTAATAGATAGAAGCGAGTGATACACACGCTACTAAGCACCACGAGGGCAGCGCCTGGTACACAGCGCCAGCAGCGCATGGCCACTGATGCACAAGCGCACGAGCGTGAGCCCGCACGCTGAGACGCAAGCAACCAACAGCCACGAGCACCAGCCCCGAAGGGCCAAGAGACTCCTTTCGGTGGGTTGAAAGACCGAATCCGAAGTGGGGTAGTCGCGTCGTCCCCCGGTATAAGGGACCCACGAGACCAAATCTCTAAATTTTTCAGAAAATATTTCCGAGCAACTCAGCCTCTAACCTCTAAGTTAGAATCCACTACCATGACCGCCCGCCAAGTCACTCCAACCCCACGTGCCGAAAAGCGGCGCGACTTGTCGCCGACACCCATCACCCGCTCTACGAAAAAAGGTGGTGCCGCTGCTGCTCCGCGAGTCTCTGAAGCCCGCTCAGCACTGAAGTCGATGAACTCCGCAGCCAGCGCCAGCGAGATTGACCCCGACAAACCTCTCACTGAGAAACAGAAACAGTTCGTCAAGTTCTGGGCACAGGGCGACACGATTTCGAACGCCGCGCTCCGCGCAAGCTTTGCTGACACCGGGATCGGATACCGGCTGGCCCGCGCACCAAACATCCTGAAGCTGTACAACCAGGAGAAGGCCCTCTACGAGGAAGCCGCCCAGATCACCCGCAAGTCGGTGATGGACATGCACATGGAAGCGTTCGACATGGCCAAGCTGATGGCCGAGCCCTCCACGATGGTGGCCGCAGCCCGGGAGCTGGGCAAGATGGCTGGCTACTACGCGCCGGTCGAGCACAAGGTGAAGATGGACATCACCGGCAACATCATGATCGACAAGATGAACTCGCTCTCAGACGCCGAGCTGCTCAAAATCATCAGCCAGGGCGCACAACTCACATGACTACCCCCGCAGAAGCTGAGCTCGCCAGCCGGATCGTCTCAAGGCGCTCCCTGCTGCCGTTCGTGCAGCGGGTGAACCCCCAGTATCAAGCAGGGTGGGTCCACAAGGACATCTGCCGTCGCCTGGAGAAGTTCAGCGAGGACGTAGCCAAAGGCCTCTCCCCCAGACTCATGCTCCTGATGCCCCCGCGCTCAGGAAAGTCAGAGCTGTGCTCACGCAGCTTCCCGTCCTGGCACCTGGGCAGGAACCCGCACCACGAGATCATTGCCTGCTCGTACAACGTGTCCCTCGCCATGACCTTCAGCAAGAAGGTGAAGGAGCTCCTGCAGGACCCGGTGTATCACCCGGTGTTCGACATTCGCCTCGACCCGAACAACCAGAGTGCTGAGGAGTGGGCGCTGGATCGCACGGTCGCCAGGAATCATCGGGGCGGGTATGTGGCCGCCGGTGTGGGCGGCGGCATCACCGGCAAGGGCGCACACTTGTTGGTCATTGACGACCCGCTCAAGAATGCCGAGGAAGCAGACAGCGCTGACACCCGCGAGAAGCTCATGGACTGGTACGGGTCCACGGCATACACCCGGCTGGCCCCCGGTGGTGGTGTACTTTTGGTACAGACATGGTGGCATGACTCAGACCTGGCCGGTCAGCTGCAGACGGCTATGAAAGACCCCGAGGCCGATCAGTTCGTCGTTGTCAAGTACCCGGCCATTGCCGAGACAGATGAGTACCTCGACACAGATTCTGATCTGATCGTCCCCGAGCCCCCAGAAAACGGCCGTTTGCTCCGCCGCAAAGGCGAGGCGCTGCACCCGGAGCGCTACGACCTTGCCAAACTCACTCAAATCAAGCGCACGATCAGCCCCAGGTTCTGGTCAGCGCTGTACCAGCAGAATCCGGTGCCCGATGACGGGGCATATTTCCTCAAAGAGTACTTCCGCAGGGCTCCCGCACCCCGCATCGAACGGGCGAACGTGTTTATCGCGTGGGACTTCGCCATCAGCGAGAAGAAAACCAACGACTACACGGTCGGCACGGTGATCTTGCAGGATGAGGACGACATTTTGCACGTCGTCGAGCAGCTCAGGTTCAAGTCGGGAGACGCGTTCTTCATTGTGGAGGCGATCTTAAATCTAAGTAAGAAATGGTACACTCCCAGCCAGCAGCTGGGCTTCGAAGACGGCCAAATTTACCGAGCCCTCGAATCACTTCTCAAAAAACGGATGAAAGAGCGCCACTTCTACCCCTCCATTCAGGTCCTGAAGCCGATCACGGACAAACTGGCACGAGCCCGCCCTCTCCAGGGCCGGATGCAGCAGGGGATGGTGTCGTTCAACAGCGCAGACGACGGTTGGTATGACACCTGTCGGCTTGAGATGCTCCGGTTCCCGGCTGGCGCACACGACGACTGCGTGGACAGCGTCAGTTGGACCACGCAGATGGCCATTGGGCACACCCCACCACGAAGAATCAAGTACAAGGAGCCGGACTCATGGGTGAAAAAGTTGAAACTGGGCCAGAACAGCGGCTCGTTCATGAGCGCATGACATGAGCTGCCAGTCATTCATCGTCCAGTGCCTCGCCGTCCGCACAGCGGCCCACCTGATGCACCTGAGCAGCAAGTCCTACGCCCAACACGTCGCGCTCAGCGACTTTTATGACGGGCTGCTCACCCTCACAGACAAGTACGCCGAGGTCTACATGGGCCTGGGCTCACAGATCACCTCCTGGCCCGCACCGGCGAGCACCGAGCGCCACGACCCCATCACTTTGCTCGAAGATTTCCTCGAACTCGTCCAGGCAGAGTTTGCCGACGACTCTGACTCCCAAGCACTGACAAACATCCTGGCTGAGCTCGAAGAGCTGACTGCCCAGTCCCTCTACAAGCTCCGCTTCCTTAAATAGGGACCCGTCATGCCCGTCAATTCCGAACTCTCATACAAGACCTGGAGCCGCTATGCCCGCGCACGCGACGACGGCCACATCAAGTTCGTCGCCAAGGCCGACCGCTGCGAGAAGTTCGTCGCCGGGGACCAGTGGGAGGTCGAGGACCGGGCTCGGCTGGAGCGGGTACGCCGCCCAGTGCTCACGATCAACAAGATTCTGTCCACCATCAGCAACGTGCTGGGCGAGCAGATCAACAACCGCGCCGAGATCAGCTTCAGGCCACGCTCCGGTGCGCCGACGCCGACGGCCGACGTGCTGAGCAAGGTGTTCAAGCAGATCAGTGACAACAACCAGCTGGCCTGGAAGCGCAGCGACATGTTCGCCGATGGTGTCATCAGTTCCCGTGGGTTCCTTGATGTGCGCCTGGACTACAACGACTCCATGCAGGGCGAGGTCCGCATCGAGAACATCAACCGCAAAAACGTCATCCTTGACCCCGACGCGGATGAGTACGACCCAGACAAGTGGTCTGAGGTGATGACCACGAAGTGGGTCACCGCCGACGACATCGCGGTGCTCTACAACGAGGAGGACGCCGAGCTGCTGAGGAACCGCGACAACGCCAGCTTCCCCTACGGCTACGACAGCGTGCAGATGAACCGGGACCGCTTCGGCGAGGCCCGCACCGCCCAGTACAACACCGGCTTTGACCAGAGCAACGTGCTGCGCAACATCCGCATCATCGAGCGCCAGTTTCGGATGCTGGACCGCCAGAAGCACTTCCTGTCTCCCGAGACCGGAGACATGCGCCAGGTGCCCGACGAGTTCGACCGCAACAAGATCGCGTACTTCGTCGAGAAGTTCGGCTTCCAGGTGATCCCGAAGCTCGTGCGGCGCATCCGCTGGGTGACAGTGGCTGACAACGTCGTCCTGCACGACGAGTGGAGCCCGTACAAGCACTTCACCATCGTGCCGTACTTCCCGTACTTCCGCTACGGCCACACCATCGGCCTCGTGGAGAACCTGCTGGGTCCGCAGGAGCTGCTCAACAAGGTCAGCAGCCAGGAGCTGCACATCACGAACACCACCGCGAACAGCGGCTACATCGTGCAGGCCGGGGCACTGAGCAACATGACCCCGGAGGAGCTCGAAGAGAAGGGCGCTCAGACCGGCCTGGTGATTGAAGTTAACGGAAAGCCGGCTGATGCCATCACGAAGATTACACCTAATGCGGTTCCGTCTGGGCTCGACCGCATTAGTTATAAGGCCGAAGAATCTATCAAGACTATCTCCGGCGTATCGGACTCGATGCAGGGCATGGACCGAGCAGACGTGGCTGCTAAAGCTATACAAGCTAAGCGTCAGGCAGGCTCTACGAACCTCGTCAAGCCGCTCGACAACCTGACCCGCAGCGACTTCATCATGGCCCGCAACATCCTGGACCTCGTTCAGGAGTTCTACACCGAAGAGCGGATGATGACGATCACTCACGACCAGGCCACCGGTGAGTCTGAGACCTTCAGCATCAACCAGCAGAACCCCGAGGCTGAGACTGGCGAGGAAGAGAGCCCGTACCAGGAGATCATCAACGACCTCACCCTCGGTGAGTACGACGTGGTGGTCAGCTCTGTGCCCGCCCGTGACGCACTGGAGGACAGTCAGTTCGAGCAGGCCATGGCGATGCGCGAAGCTGGCATCATGCTGCCGGACTCTGTGTTCATCGACTCCAGCCGCCTGATGAACAAGAAGGACATCATCAAGCAGATGCAGGAGCAGGCCAACGGCCCAGAAGCTCAGGCCCAGAAGCAGCTCCAGCAGCGCGGCCAGACAGCAGAGGTCGCCAAGACAGAGGCAGAGGCCACCCACAAAGGTGCCGACGCAGAACTCAAGAAGGCCAAGACCCAGGAGACCGTGGTCAACACCCAGATCGCCGCACAGGGCGAGCCCGACGACGGCGCTGGCCAGGCCAAGATGGCTGAGGTCCAGGTCAAGGCCCAGGTCGCCGAACACAAGATGGGCATCGACGAGAAGATGGCCCAGCAGAAGATGTCCCTCGCTGAGCGCGAGCACCAGCTTGAAAGAGAGAAGCTCGACGCTGAGATTCAGCTGAAGTCCCAGGACATGGCCCAGAAGCGCATGGACGCCCGCGTCCAGGCAGCTAAAGACGCAGCCATCGCTGCAGCGAAACCCCCGACGGCCCAGCCGCACGTCGCCAACCGTTCCCGTCAACCCACCGTGAAATCTTAGCTCTAAGAAAGAAAGCACTACCATGCACCTCAAGCACTACCTCCTGCTCGCCCCTGAACCCGGTGACTCTGGCTCTGACCCCGTCGCCCGGGGCGACTTCCTCGAAGCCCCGGACATTGACCCGGATGACCCGGACGGCCAGCTCGCCGAGAAGGAAGCCGTCAAGGCTGACCCGAAGGTCAAGGAGCTCGAAGCCGAGATCGAGGGCGAAGGCAAGCCCGACGACGACAAGAAGAAGGACAGCCGCATCCCGCTGAGCCGCCACGAGGCTGTGCTGAGCAAGGAGCGCGAGAAGCGCGCCGAGCTGGAGCGCCAGCTGGCTCGGTACCAGCAGGGCGGGCAGCTGGCCGACATGAACGCCGAGCTGACAGCGGCTGAGAACAACATCCTCAAGATGGAGCAGGAGTACACCGACCTGATTCAGGACGGTGAAGGCGCGAAGGCCATCGCCCTGATGCAGCAGATCAGGAAGACTGAGCGCGACATGGCCGAGGCCAAGAGCGACATGAAGATTCATGCCGCCGAGGTCCGCGCCACCGAGCGGGCTCGCTACAACACCGTGCTGAGCCGGATCGAGGGTGCCTACCCAGTGCTGAACCCGGACGGTGAAGACTACAACGAGGTCACCATGAATCGCGTGGCGAAGATGTCACGCATGAACCAGGGCGACGGTATGACCCCCAGTGCTGCGCTGCAGGATGCAGTCGAGACGATCCTGGGCGCGGAGACCTCCAAGCAGGAGAATGCCACCACCGTGACCCCCCGCGTGACCGAGAAGGACGTGGCTGCCGAGCGCAAGGCAGGCGCTGCAGACAAGATGGCGAAGGCCCTGGCCAAGACACCTCCGAGCCTCGCCCGTAGCGGGATAGACAGTGACAAGCTGGGCGGCGGGAAGCTAAATGCCGCAGCGGTCATGAACATGAGCCAGAAGGAATTTGCCACCATATCTGAGGCTGATCTGAGCAAGATGCGCGGCGACAACCTGAGCTAAAGATGAACGACCACCCCCATACGCTGTCCGAGCAGCTCGAAGCGCTCCTGAAAAAGCGCCGTCAGGAGTCTCTGGCCCACGACCAGGAGGACATTGACCTGGCCCTGGGCGGCGACAGCGCTGAGGGTGATCAGCCCACACCGAGGGCAACCAGTGAAGCAGCCTAAATTCAACTGGTGCGACCGGGCCCTATTCCGTGGCCCGCATTACTGCCTGGTGACAACGCCCAAGCTGTTCAAACGCGAGCTTAAGCGCCTGGGGATAAAGGGCAAACTGGACTACACCGCGAGCCCGACATCAAACGCGACGTGTTACGAGTTTGAGAACAACGGAAAGACATCATTCATCGTCACCCTGAAGGGCTGGGAAGGCGCTGACCCTATCGAGGTGGCTGGTCTGCTCGTGCACGAGGCAACGCACATCAAGCAGCACGTCATGCGGATCATTGGCGAGGACAGCCCCAGCAAGGAATTTGAGGCCTACATGATGCAGAACATCGCCGCAAATCTGATGCAAGCGCTTAAGGATCAAACCCAATGAACCCCCTGCTGCTCAGCGCGGCCATTGCCGCAGCTCTGGGTTTCGGCTCAGCGTGGAAAATTCAAGACCTACGAATGGAAGCCAATGAAAACGATCGTCTCACCCAGCAGAGAGCTCAAGAACAAGAAATATCTCGCCTGGAGCAGGCAAGAAGCCTACAAGTGCTCACTGCGCAGAATGACGCACGCGTGCGTGAAGGCCAGCTTCGTGCTGATGCTGCTACCAGTAAGTCTGCTGCTGACGGCCTGCGCAGCGCCCTCAGTCGTGCCGTGCAGACCGCCCGAACTGCTCCCGAAACCTGCGCTGACACAAGCGCTGCCCTCGGAGTCATACTCACTGACATCAGCGAGAAATATTCGGAACTGGCATCAACTTGTGACCGCCACGTCTCCGACATTAAAACCTTGATGGCCCTGCCATAAATATCTTCGCTCATCTAATATCTAATTTAGAAATGCGATAGAATCGCGCTATCGGTTCAAGGCAGGTTACGACAACACCTCCAGTTCGCTAGTCGTAGCGACATACGACACGGGGCCCGCAAGGCTGTGTGTTTCTCATGTCTCTACGAAAGGATGCCCATCATGGCATTAACCAATTTTGGTCTGTTGACCAACGAAGAAAAAACCATCTGGTCCATGGACCTGTGGAAAAACGCTCGCAACCAATCATTCATCAACAAGTTCCTGGGTTCGGGCACCAACTCGATGATCCAGCACATCACGGACTTGAAGACCTCCGAAAAAGGCGCACGCGCTGTCATCACGTTGCTTGCTGACTTGCAAGGCGACGGTGTGGCCGGTGACCGTACCTTGGTCGGTAACGAAGAAGGCATGCAAACCTTCGAGCAAGTGATCCGCATCGACCAGCTGCGCCACGCCAACCGTCACGAAGGTAAAATGGCCGACCAGAAGTCGATCGTCGGCTTCCGCAACAACAGCAAGAACGTGCTGAGCTACTGGCTCGCTGACCGTATCGACCAGATGGCGTTCCAGACGCTCGCTGGCCTCGAATACAAGTACAAGCCCAACGGCCAGACCCGTGTTGGCTCTGACCTCCAGTATCTGGAGTTCGCTGCTGACGTGTCCGTGCCTTCTATCCGCCGCATGTGCCGCTGGGACCAGTTCAATGGCGTGTTGAAGACCAGCTTGACTGGCGGCAACACCTCCGCTGACGTGTTGGCCACCGACTTCCCAGGCTGGAAGATGTTCGTGCAGCTGAAAGCCTACTGCAAGGACCGCTACATCCGTGGTACGGGTGGTGATGGCGGCCAAGAGACGTTTCATGCGTTCCTGACCCCGCAGGCGATGGCCAAGCTGAAACAAGACCCTGACTACAACGCCAACTTGCGTTACAGCCAGAACAGTGGCACCAATGACAAGCTCTTCAGCGGTGACACGGTCAAGATCGACGGCATCTACCTGCATGAGTTCCGCCATGTGCCCAACACCTCCGGCCTTACCTCCGGCAAGTACGGTGCCGGTGGCGCGATCCACGGTTGCCAGGTTCTGTTCTGCGGTGCGCGTAACAGCCAAGCGATTGCCATCGGCAAGATTCTTGGCTTCCTGAAGCCCAAGTTCGGCAACATCTACGAAGGCAACGCTGTTGAAGACTTCGGCGTAGTGTCGTGCTACGTGGCCCAGTAATCTAACATCTAAGGAAGATTTACCATGAAACGTGTAGCTTCGCGCTCTGCGCAATACCCTCTGGCTCAGGAGTTCGCACTCGCTCATAACGAGTACGTGCAGGACACCCTGGACCAAGTCAAGAAGACCTTCGGCGCTGCCGTGACCAACACCGGTACCCAAACCGCTGTTGATCCCATCACTGGCGCTACGGAACCCGGCCTGACCTCCGGCACTGGCTTCACCTTCGACTGCATCCCCATGCCCGTCGGTGCTGTCATTACTGGTGGCGAGCTGATCGTCGAGACCGCGTTTGTCGGTATCGGCGCTGGTGCCACCCTCAACGTCGGTATCGCCGGCTCCACCTCTGCGCTCATCTCGGCTTATGACCTTGATGCCGCCGTGGCTGGTGCCCGCACTGCGCTGACTCTGACCGCTCCGTTGCTGTGCAACGCCGGCCAGAACATCCGCATGACCGTCGCCGGCATGGCTGCCACCGCCTCCGCAGGCAAGGTCCGCATCCGTGTCCAGTACACGATTGACGGCCGCACCTCGGAAGTGCAAATCGCTTAAACAGCGGGGTTTGAACGGGGCCCAGGGCCCCGTTCTTTTTTCCACCTAACTTAACCCAAAGCACCCACCATGGAATACATCTCCCAACGCGACATCACTGTCGCCTCCAAATCCGGCCGATCAGTCTTCTTCCCCAAGGGCGTGGCCACCTATGCCCCCGACCAGATGCACGCCGAGCTGGTCCAGAACGGCATCCTGCCGACCGTGGAAATCCCCGAGCCTGCAGACGATGGCTCAGTCAAGGAGCCGACTATCTCCGCAGAGCGCCAAGCTGCTGTGGAAGCTGCCTTCGAGAAGCTGATCCTGCGCAATAAGCGCGGTGACTTCGCTGGCACCGGTGCCCCCCACGTTGCTGTCATGTCCAAAGAACTGGGCTGGACGCTTGACGGCAAAGAGCGCGACGCTCTCTGGCAAGCCTTCCAGGCTGGCAAGGCTGCGTAATGACAACCACAGAACTGCTTGCACAGTTTCGCTCCGAGGTCTTTGACCTTGAGCAGCCGTACCTCTGGAGCGACGCCCTGGCCTACGGGTATATCGACGACGCCCAGAAGCAGTTCTGCCGGGACACCAATGGCATCGCCGACTCCCGCAGCTTCAAGATATCCATCCTGGCTGACGGGACGCAGTGGTATGCCTTCGACGACAAGATTCTGAAGCTCCGCGATGCCATCGTGCAGAGCACCGGCAACGAGATGCCCATCATCGCCGTCGAGAAGATGGCTGAGAACAGCATGAAGTTCGACGGCACAGTCGGCACCACCAAGGCGCTGATCTCTGGCCTGGACGAGGGCATGCTGCGCTCGTGGCCCATTCCGAACGAAGCCATGACCATCGAGCTGCGCACCTTCCGGCTACCTGCCACGGTAGAAGCGGGCGACGACTTCGAAATCCCTGGGCAACACCAGAAGCCCCTCCTGTACTGGGTGAAGCACCGGGCATACAGCGTCCAAGACGCTGAGACCTTCGACAAAGGTGCCAGTGACCGCTACCGTGGCCTGCACGACGCTTACTGCGCTCGGGCCAGGATTGAACAGAACCGGATTCGCCGCCCGGTCTCCACAGTTTCTTATGGAGGCATATGACACCGCCAATCACAATAATTCCGCACCCGCACGATGCTACGGAGGCGTGCCCTGGAGGGTGTGAGGACATCAAGGTCATGGAGGACGCGGTGTGCAAGTACCGGCGCGAAATCAGCGAGATTGACGCACGCATCAGTGAGACCCATGACCAGCTTGTGCGGTTTGAGGCTCGCCTTGCAGAAGGGTCTGAACGTATGAGCAGGATGGAGATAACGATCTCATCCAATGCGGGCACTTTAGTTAAGAACACAGCAGAGACGAGCGAAATCTTAGGCATCCTGCGCCAGGGTGAATCACTTTTCAAGTTCGCTCGCCACGCAGGCGACGCGATTCGGTGGGTTCTGGTGCTGGCGGCGGCTGCTGTCGCCTTCTGGATCACGATCAAGGGGCTTATCAAGTGATGCTCATCGACAACGCCAAAGAG